CTAAATAAGAATTTAGGATTTGCAATTGTCACTTTTTCTGTAAGTGTCAAATACCAATTTTTTGATTCTCCCTTAGTTATTAGTAGCATTATTATTAAATTAGCATTTTTTAGAATTTGTTACAATAAAAAAAGGGTGGTAATTACACCACCCCAATTAAACTATATGAAAAACAATACTAAATTCCTAAACTTGTAACTACTGCACCCGACAATTTGTAAGGTTGTTCGCTATCCATTGCATTTAAAGTAATTTCATAACCGTTTGCATCACCAAATGCAGTACCTGTGTTAGATACCATTGCACTTACTTCGCAACCACTTTCACGACCTACTAACCAATATTCGTCATTATTGTTTTTAACAATGCAGAAAGTTCTACCTTGTGCCAACAATTTCATTTCGTTTCTTTTAGTAGTAGACATTCTACGCAATCTAAAAATTACATCGGTAGAATTAAAAGTTGTGCCATTTTCAACACTTACATTCGTAGTGTTAGTCATAGAACCAGTAGCTTTTGGGATGTCATACGTGTAAACATCACCACTTACAATAGTTGTAGCAGTTACCTCGCCACTTGCAACTGTGAATCCAGTCTTAGCCCAATTCACCAAGTGAATCGACTTTATACCCCCGACTGCATCTTTGCAGTCAAGGGCTATACTTTGGGTTAATAAACAAGGCATCTATCTATAAAATTAAAGTGTGAAATAAACTACTTGGTCAGGGAATGCAATCTGAACACCATACTTCATTGTCATTCTGAAACGAACTTCATCGTTGTCTTCAGAATACCAGAATTTGGTGTCTTCTTCTTCGTTTGCAAGGTCAGTTCCAACAAAGATGTTATCCAAGTTAGTAGCAACCATTTTGTTTGTTCCGTTCAAACCACCTACACCAATGATTTCTAAATTAGTACCAGGATAAACCAAACTCAAAGCAGTTGAAGCGTCAAAAGCATAGTTGAACAAGTTAGCATTCTTAAGGTTCAACAAAGCCAATTTGAAATTGTCAATACCCATAAATAATTTGATGTTCTCTTTGTCTGCAACTCTCGCTGGTACGGCAGCATAAATGTTGTCGATAATTGTACCAATGTTAGAAGAAGTTACCGCAGTTACAGAACCAGTGTTTCCACTTACAAATGCAGCACTATCAGTGATAACCTTTAACAAACCATCAAATTTGTTTGTGTTAGGGTTAGTGTTAGCAGTTGCAGTTGTTCCTTGCCACATAGCAATTTCTAATTTCTCAGCAATTACTTTTGATTTTTCCATACCAATTTGTACTTCAAAAGGTACTTGTGTTGGTGAACCTGGTGCGATTTGTGTTTGCATCCATTTTGCTTCAAGTGTTTTAGGGCATAAAGTTTCTTCAACTTTAATTTTACCTACTGTGATAACACGTTGTGTGAAGTTAGTTACACCACTTGGAGAATATCCACATCCATCAGTTTGGAAGTAAACATCAGAAGAAAGAATGTTCAAAGCACTTGCAGATTTTACACCTACTTGTACTTGACCAGCATCGTACAATAATTTAGCAGTCTTACCACTAAATAATGCTTTTACCAACAAATCGGTAGATTGTTCGTTGGTATAGTTAGTTAAACCAGTTACGTTAAATGACATATTTTTATTTTTTTAGTTGTTGTGCAAATTTTTTGATGTTCTCGAATTGTTGCTCTTTTTTAGACAATTTAGTTTGGTCTACATTCATAGGTGCTTCACTTGGTAAGTTAGCAACTCTTTCTACCAAATCAACAGTCTTGCTGAATGCTTCACTTTGGTGTTCAAGTCTTGAAACTACTTTGTTCAATGCTTCGGTTAAAGTAGAAATTTTACCTTCTAAACTTGCAACTACTTCGTCAAACTTTTCAACGGTTGCAAATTCTTTTGCTTCGATTTCAATTTCAACTTCTGCTTCTGCTGGTTCTACGATTTCAGTAACAATACCATCAACAGTAGTAACAAGCATTCCACCTTCAACTTCGTGTGTTGCATCAGGTGCTGCGATATCGCCTTCGGCAGTTTCTACTAAAATAGCAGTACCAACTGCAAGTGAGCCATCCCATTTGATGACAGTGCCATCAGTCAAAACGGCACTTTCCATTTTAACTTCTTCGTCTTTGAAATTGAATTTCGACATCAATTCCCTAACGTCTTTAATTAAATCTTTTGTGTTCATTTTTATATAAATTAGTTTTATGTGTTTTTTGTTGCATTTTTTAAATGATTTTCTAAAATCTCTTTCAATTGTGAAAGAAATTGTATCTCTGCATTGATAGGAAAATTAAAGAATCCTTCAACACTAAACCCATTCCAAGTACCATCTTTGCATTTTGCCCAAATTCCATCTTCTTCTACCAAGTAACTAACAAACCAACTGCCGTCTTTTGCGTCTTCAAATCCTTTTGGTGGCATAATTCCACGTTCAAAGTCTAATAAATAGCTTTCAAATAGTGTGCATCCGTCAATAGGTTGTGCGTGGTCGGTATTTACTGCGTTGTATTTGTTGTTTAAAGCCCATTTTTTGGCAATTTTAAAGATAGTTTCTTTGTCAAATACTACATAATATTCGCCTTTTTCTTCATCTCTACGATAAATTGGCAAGTCAGCATACATTGCAGCACCTGTAATAATGCGTTTTTCTTCGTTTTGAATGGCAAACTTTGTTTTGTTTAGTTTACTTTCTGCCCATCTCAATGCTTCTTCACCACCCCAACTATCATACATTAACAAACCACAACCATCGTCATAAGATTTGCTACTTTGTAAATCTACTTTGTGACGTGATAAGTACGAATACATTCTTTGTATGGTGTCAATTGATATATTTTCACCCTTTGCAAGTTGATTTGCACGTTGTTTGCCAACATCAGTACCACAACTACCCCACCCGTTTTCTTCAGTATATTTCAATACCTTTTGTGCGTTGTTTTTTACTGCTTCGGGGTAATCGTTGTATGATTCAAACTTTGTATCTTTAAACTCTTTGTTATCCCACATTGAATTGCATATTGCAACTGCTTGTTCACTATCCTTACCTTCGTTAATTACGTACTTTATGCACTTAGGTAAAAACTCCTCTTTTGTTTCACCTTGTATTGGTTGTAAAAATTCTATTTTATTAAATGCTAAAAAGTTCTTTTGTATGGCTGGATTTTCAACAAGTGAAATAAAGTCTATGCCACTTTCAAAATCAAACTCGTCAATTGATAATTTGTATATTGGTAAATCCATATTCTATAAATTAGTATTATTGTTAAATTGTTGCATTATTCTACTACGCTTATTGCTTTGTTATTGCTTACCCTACGTTGTGTGCGTGTTATATCGCCTTCGGTTACGTACACTTGTCTATTTTGTGTAAGTGAATCGTTTAAACCTAATGTGCTTTGACGTGGTGCAAATGATTGCATTGTACCTTGACCACTTTGTTGTGTTGGTGTACTACCATTTACACTTTTACTTTCAAATTTAGTATCACTAATTTTCTTTACTGCTGCAATACCAGTTGCAAGTGCTAAACCAGCGTTAATAAATTGTTGACCAGGAAACAAAGGTACTGATGTTAATGCAGCCGTTACACCTTGATATGTGTTTACAATTGCTTGTGCTATTTGTGCTGCTTTGTTTACTTCAAATGCTTTCTTTTGGTCTTCTTCACTTGAATTTGCAAACGCACTATAAATATTTGCAATTGCGTTTAGTGAATCATTAATCGCTTGGAATTTTGCAGTTTCTATTTCTTTTTCTTTGTCTGCCTTTGCTTTTTGTTCTGCTAAATCTTGGTCACGAATAGCACGTTTTTTGTCAAGTAATTGTGTTTCAATTGCAGTTGTATCTTCATTGAACTTTTTCTTTATAATTAACTGGTCTTCTAAACTCTTTATTTCTAAATCTGCAATTTCTTGATTTGTTTTTGCTTGGTCAGTTAAAGCAGCATCACGAAGTTTAATAAAATTTATTTGTTCTTGGTATTGCTTTTGCGTTGCTGCTAAATCTGCTGCAATGAATTTATCACGATTTGCTTTTGTTTCTGCTGCAAGTTTGTCGGCATCTGCTTTTGCCTTATCGTTAAAGTCTTTTGTTACTTTTGATAATTCAGCATTACGAAGTTTTAAGATTTGTGCTTCAGTATAACCTTGTTCACGTAATCCTTTTACTTTGGTATCAAAAGAAGCGTTTGCTGCTGCTTGTATTTGTGATAATGTAGTTTGTTCTATTGACAATAAAGTTGCCCTACGTTCCAAAGCGTTTGCAGTTTGTTTGTCAAAATCTGCTTTGCGTTTGTCTGCTGCATCTTTCTTCGCTTTGTCATCTGCATCTGCTTGTTCTTTGATGTACTTTGATTCGTCAATTTCTAAAATTGCAAGTGCGTTTTTAGTATCGTCAATTATTTTACCCCACTCTTTTTCGTTATTTTTGCCTAAATTTTGACGTGCTTGGTTTAACTCATTGCTTAACTTTTGACGTTCTTTTGCATACGCACCCAATTTGTTACCTTGTGCTTCAAGTAGTTTTGCTTCACGGTCTAATTGGTCATTGCTTCTTGTAGTTGTTTTGTTTAGTTTTTCTAATGCTCTATCTTGTGCAGATGTTACACCAATCCAATCAGTAAACCCTTGAACTAAATTACCAATGAATTTTGCAAATGTTGCTAAACCTGGTATTGTATTAAGTACTGCCTTTTTTACTTTGTCAAAGTTTGCAATCACATAACCAAGTGCAGCAACCAATAAACCAATTCCAAGTGCTGACATTGCACCCTTCAAACTGCTAAACGATTTTACTACATTCCCTTTTACTTCACTTGCAAGGGTTTTAAATTGTTGTTGTACTTTGCCTAAACCCTCTAATCCATCGGCAAGTGCCATTGCACCTTGTACTTTTACTAGTGTTTTTTGTAAGTCTTCACTTTCACTACCAAACAAAGCCATTGCACCTTGACCAGCTTGGAATCCACGTGATATTCCTTGTACAACTGTTTGAACTTTTGCAAACTTATCAGGGTTTAACGCTTTGATTCTGTCGTTGAAGTCATCCATTTTATCGGATAAATCTGCAACTCTTTTTTGTGCTGCTAATGCTTCATCCGAAAACTCACCAAATGTGATGACCATTTGTTGGGCTTCATTTTTTGCTTCACGTAATTGTGTTTTAAAGTTCTTTACTACTGTATCTGCACCACCTTTTGGTAGTACTTCGACTTCTATTGCTGCTGTTGATTTTGCCATTTATGGTACGATTACGTAATATTTTGTTCCTGTTGAAATAAATTGATGTGCTTCTTTATTATTGGTAATTGTGTGACTTGTTGACGAATCTATTAAAATAGAACCATCACCAGCCGTAACAGTTATTGTATGTGGATTACCTATTTTTTTAACGACAAATATTTTACCTTGATTAGTTGACGGGTTAGGTAAAACTATTGATATGTTGCCAGTCATATCGCATACAATTAAATAGTCATCATAAACACACGTATAAGGGCTATTTGATGCGTTAATTTCGATTACATTACCACCACAACTATATGCACCTCGTTGTGGGAAATTGTCCATATAAACTTTGTTGCTTTCAACTGCCGTAAAATTGCTGCAATTGATTGCTGTTACATATTCAAAGCCACTTGGAATGTTTACCCTTTCACCTATAATAGTAGAATATCGTGCAGTACTTACATTGTCATTACCAAGTACAATAGAATCTAAACTATCTAAATGTGAATTACCTACATTTATACCACCACTACCAACTCCCGTAAATCCTATTGGAATACCTTTTGGAAATTTGTCACTCAATACATCTACGCTGCCAATACCTACATTCTTTTTAGTTGCAGTTGTTGGTTGGTAATAAGTCACCAAAAGAAATTCGCATAAAAACACACCATCTTGTAATGGGTTGTAATCACTTATTTTATTCAGTCGCCAATATTGACCTTCAAAAAAGTACAAGTCTTTAAACTGCAAAGTATACCAGTCGTATGGTGTAATCCTAAAATACGCACGTAGAATTTTGCTATTCTTATCAGTAATTTCCCGAATTGTTTTGTACCAATATACATTGACCAGGTTTTGATTTGAATAACTTAAACCTTTTCCACTAATCACGTTTAACGGCATTCCAAAGTTCAAGTCAAATTGCATATTGTCTACATCGTCAATGTGTAGCACCAAAGGATATTTTGTAAAGTTTGGTGTGTTGGTTGGTGTAGTTTCGAACACTTCATAAATCGGTGTAGTTTTTACCCCACCAAAGTAAAGACATCGTAATTGTCCTTTGTCGTTATTGCTATTGAAAATGTATGAGTAATAGCGTTTAGAATCGTCTGCTTGGAATAAAATAGTAGGTGCAAAAGTTACTTCTATTTTCTTTTCCTCTTTTACAAAATCATTGTCAACACGCACAACCCTATCACCATAAATTCGTGCAGTACTTTGCTTATAGTCTTTGTTGTATTGGTCTTGACCTTCTTTGAATGTGAACGTGTATGGGTTTGCTTCTAAATTACCCATTGGAACTATTTGAACGTTCTGTGAGTAGTCAAGTTTCTTTGTCCAATCTTTTGTTGATCCGTTATAAAAGTCATCACGTGGTACGAATCTTAAAAGTTTAGGGTTTAAAATGTCTTGCTCAATGTACAAGTTAAACATCTTGACAAAGTTTGAAAGCATATCTTTTTGCAAGTCATCACCAGCAAAGAATAAACCGAAGTCTATTGGATTATTGTATGCAAATGTTGATGAATCTACTCGGTTATAAAAATATGTTCCACTATTTATTGTTGTTAAATTTGTCGGAAATCTACCAAATAAAGAATATTTACCATTTACATAGCAAGTTTCATATTGTATTTTTATTTTATTACCAGTTAAACAATTTATACTTGCACTACCTATTGCATTAAAAGTAAAAACACTTGTGTTTAAATCGGAATTAATTTCAATTGTAGCAACATTTACACCATCTCTTAAAACATTAAAAATAGCTTGTATAAATACAGCATTCGGTAATGGTGTTGCAACAGTAAATACTGCATCCAAATTTAGAAAAAATTCATAGTTTCCACTTACTGGTACTGTGTATTCGTAATTAGTAGTGTTGTAGTTTGTACCATTGTCAAAGTTACCACCCGTAGAATCATTGTTAAAAGGTAAAATTAACTTTGCACTAGGTGATGCAATAGGACTACTCAATTGTGCTTGAAACAAACGTGTAGTTAATGCAGTTTCATCTGCTTCAAATCCGAAGTTATTATACGGAATGACTAATCTTTTAAACCTTTCAGTATTAAAAAACGAATCACTTGTGTACTGGTAACCCGTATTAGCCAATATTTTGTCAATTATTGTCTTCGCATACAAACTTGGTACGTGGTCATCTACTCGCCATTGACTTGTATTATTGTTTTGTGTACCATACTTTGACAACATCTGTGCGTAAACATAACCTTCACCAAGTGCAAATGCTTGTGAAGTGTTGTTTTTTATTATAGAAGTGTCCCAAGAATTAGTAACATTGGCTAAATTTAAAATGTGGTTGTATTCATCAAACGATAACTCACTCAATTTTGCATTTCCAAGCGTTGTAAACAAGTCTGCCGTCTGTCCGTGTAGTGAACATTCATATTCAATAGTATCGTTGTCTAAAACGTTTATTTGAATGAGCCGTATAAATCCACGTAACTGCTCAAATCCATCGACTAAAACAAGTACATCGGCTTTTTTGTTAGGGTTAAAGTTTGGATTGAATTGTCCGTTACCCAAAACTGTGTGGTCTACTTCAAAGATATTCCCGAATAAAACATTGTTTGCTTTTGTACCTGGCAACACAACTGTTTTACTCCAATCACTTGTGCGTTGTTCGGGGTTTTTAATGTCAGCAATTGACCTCGTAATTAATAAGTCGAAGTCATCCGACAAATCCATAAGGACTGTGTTTACAAATAAGTTTATCATAAGCGTTGCACCTTATCAGTAAATGAAAGTTCTACATCAATAGTTAAATTGAATACTTTGTCGTTTATTGTCTTTTTGGTTTCGTAATCCGTATTAATTACATTCACGCTTTTTAATACACCACCATCCATAAGCCACACATAAGGTGACATAATTAATTCTTTTAACCACGTGCTTTCTTCTTCGGTTATCCAATTGGAATTAAGTGTTATAATTTGGTTTGCTTGTGTATCGTAGTTACTTTTTGACTTTGCGTCTGTTCCGTAGGTGTACGAACTACCCGACAAAGTGTAAGGTGTTTGTTTGTACTGTTTCCGTACCACATTAAATTGGTCTCTTCGCACCCTATCAAAACGAAATGATTCGACTGCTCCGTACCTATTGAGGAAATAAATGTCATTTGTATCATATTTGCTGCATTCGTCTTTTATGTAAATTGTGTATGTTTCACTTGTTGCACCCGTGCCTATTGCCTTGACTTCTAAATACGTTGCCCCACTACTTGGAATAATTGGAATCCTAATAACTTGGTCTAATATTCCCGTTATGACTATATTTTGCGTTGTTGCTGCTGGGTAAGTTTTTATTGTAACTGCAAGTGCATCACCTTTCCAAAAGTATAACCAATCCTTTTGTGTTCTGTGTATCGTCTTATTACGCATCGTAGTCAAAAACTGTGCATTTGTTGACGTGTTAATCTTGTAATCGTTTTCTACGAATGTTGCAAAGTCAATAGGGTGTAACGCCATATTGTATGCAGTTAATCCCGTAACGTTGGTTAAACCACTTGAAGTAATCATAGGCGATGTGCTGCCAGTTGAATACTCATAACCAAATTTGACATTGTAGTAAAAGTTACTATTAGGGCATCCACTTACTGAAACGTCATCAATATCCCAATCGTAGGTAACAAAGTTTTCAATCAGTCGTGATATGTTAAATACACCTTTGTTTGTGCTATTTGGATAAATAGGAGCTTTTAAACGTGCTAAAAGTGTAGCGTTATTGTACACATCACAAATGTATTTGAAGTTTGGGCTGCCATAAATTGCACCTGAACTTTCGCTAATGACAAAATTCAAGTCATTATATGCTGGACTATTGTTATCAGGTTTTTGATTGACTGTTATACTCACATTAATAAATTAGCAAAATGCAGTTTTTGTTGCTTTGATACAAAAAACCCCCGTAGTTGGTTTAGGCTACGAGGGCAATTAACAAGATACGAAAGAAAGAACTATGCAAATATACTATATTTTTGTCAAGTACAACATAACTGCACCTTCAAATGTAGTAACTCGTTTCATTTCTTTGTTAAAATTGTTCCATTGACTTGTGTAAAAACTTACTGTGTTTAGAAATTCAATCAAATTCATAGTCAAAATTGAGTCCCATTGTTCACGTCTACCGTGACAAATCTTATCTACGATTTCAAACCAGCTTTGAATTGGATTGCTTCTTGTTCCATTTCCTTCACCTTCTCCGTCAAAAAGTCCCGTGTACTTTCCAACAACATCGGATAAAGTTGAGAAAAAAAAAGCGAGTAAGTGTTGGCAATGTCGTAGGGTAACTGCAAAAATAGTTCACTCACTTCTTCAAAATGCTTTGCAATGTTTTTGACTTTTTTAGGTTTGCCAAATATGTTGACTTCGGTAGTTAGCATTGCCATTATTTTGTGCAGATTATTTACTATCTCATCACCACTATATTGCTGCAAAGAAATAAAGTGTTG